TGCGAACATATTCTGGAAGCACCCTTCGGCCTGTTTTTATATATCTTTGATAGTTTCTTTCAAGTGCTGTTGCGATTTCGGCTGTCGCATATTTTGCGCGAACTGTCATGCCGCGATCTGTCATCGTTTTAATTTTTTTTGTCAAACTGGCAACACTTCCATCGCCTGTTCCATCAAGCATTGTGTGATACCTTCTTTGCGCTGATTCTCTTTGAATTAATTTTGAAATCCAACTTGATTCTTCATGTACATAGTTCGCGGCGTTTTCTGCGATCTTTCCGCCCTTGGCCTTCATCGCATTAAATTCAGGCAAACGCTTTTTAATTTCATCAGCATCAATAACAACAGTTCCTTTTGGCAATGGCGATTTCTTCAACATGATTGATTTACCAGAAGCCGACCCCCCGCCTGTCATAAAGAAGATCGGATTCTTTTGCGCCTTAGGATTGTTTTCCGCAATGATATCTTCAATAATTTGTCGATGTAACTCCTGACGTTCTGGCGTCCATCTTGTAAGGTTTGACGGCTCCGCGTTTTCTGCAAGCGAACCATCCGAATATCTTTGCCAAGAAAGTTCCGCGCCTTTTCTTTCCCTGACAACATCAGGAACAATTTTTATTTTTTCTGCGTTTCTACCATATGCGGCCTGCAACTGCGCCAAAGTTTTTTCTGAACCATCAACTGCAACAAATTTTCTGATCGCCTGATCGCCGCCATATTTTTTTGACAATTTATCAAAGAATCGAACTTTTTTTGCTCCAAGCGCTTTTGCCTTTATTGTTTGCGATTGACCCGAAAGCCAAGTTCCGTATGATTGCCCTGCGGGTACTAGACCGCTTTCTGATGGCCTGAAACCCCTACGTCTTGGCGCTTCGATCTTACGACCAAAAACACGGCTTAGATTCTCATAATCTATTTCGGCAACAGTTCTTGATCGACAATTGAAATGCTGTGGTGGCTCTGGCCCTTTTCCATATTCAAACACCTGTTGATCTAATGAACGACAACGTGAACTGGTTCTGCTATCCAAAGTTGCAAGATAACGATATTTTTTTGTTGCATCTGGGTTTGCTTTATAAACTTGTTGAGCCGCGACATTACTTACTTGATTTATTGAAGTTCTGACGATTGTTTGAATCTGCGGATTTGCAAGCATCATTGACGCGCCACGCATCGCCAACTGTTGCTGTTTTGCTGTCTTTGCCAAACTATTGAATCTTAACTTGCCGACAAGACGCCTTCGCATCTGTTGGGTTGTATCGCCTGCCAATAATCCATCGCGAATTGATCTTCCAAGTCTTTCTGCACTTTGATTTGTAATCCCGCGAAAAGATTTTTTTATTGATTGACCATTTGGCAACCTTATCAATGCGCCTTCTTTTGCTGTTAATGAAAACTTTGCGCCAGAACCCGCCGCGATAGTGCTTAACGAATCAGATAAAACATTTAAATTAAATTCAGATGCGGAAGTTGTCACAACAGCTTTTGCAAATGCGGGTGTTATCTCGACAGTTCTTATTGATGATCTTATGCCTGCGGGCAATGCGCGTTCCATTTGAACCGTTGCAAATTCTCCCTGTAACTTTGCAACAGCATCAGAAACAAGTTCCATGTCACGCGTTGATTTTACATCCCATTTTCTAAGGCTTGCTTTTGTCTGTAACAACAAAGCCCGCAAACGTGCCGCTGTATATTTGGGTTGATTAGCCCTTGGAAGGCGTTCTATTGCTTCTAATTTATCAACCGCCCGTAATATGATTCGATTGTAAGATTCAACGATTTCACGCGAAATCTTATTTGAAAATCTATTTAAATCTAAACTATTACGAAAATATTCTTCGGGTATTAAATCAGGATAAGGAATAGATGCCCCAAGTTTGGAAACATCAGACGGAACCCGAATCGGCGTTTGTGTCATTAATCCTCATTTTCTGGGTCTTCAACTGGTTCATCTTCTTCGGCTTCGGGTGTTGGTTCATCTGTTTCGATCATGTCGCCTTTTTGTGTTGATTCGATTTCTTCTTCAACATCAAAATCATCGCCGAGGATTTCGCCTTCAGCCAATTGCTTCAATAATGTTTCCTGAGATATTGCACCAGAAGACCATAAACCTTGCATCGCCTGAATCTCTTGCGGTGCTAATCTCTGACCTAAGAAATCACGATTGACGAAAGCATTTCCAATTTCTGCAATATTTAAATAATTTGCATGAAATACCAAACAGTTGTCGATCATGTCCTGAAGCTGTTGCGCAACAATCATCAAAGTCGAATCGCCTTGGCTTCTTTGTATCTCTTGCGATGCGGCTGTTTCTGCGACAAGTTTCTGACCGAGGATTGCGGCAAGTGCCAAAGTATTTATTTGATCTTCAATATTTTTTATCCTGTCGCGTTGATACTGAAACGATTGGCCTTTGATCTCTACAAACTCCGCCCTTGCACCCTCAGGAAATGCAATCGCTTCGCCCGGCCCTGCACTTACTTCCTCTGACGCCTGCGGGAAACCAAAAAGACAAAGCAAAGGAACAGAAGAAATTCTTAGTTGATTATCGAAATCTGAACTCTTTTGATAATGCAATAAATTTAATTCTGCAATATCTTGCATCGGCGGGCGTGATTCCAAGAAAGCAACCTTGTTTGAATATGCAATTGAAAATGGAATGAAATCTAAAGATGTTGTTCCTTCATCAACCTTTACATATTTTCCCTGTCTACCTTTTCTGTGAACCTCAAAGGCTCCCGGCGTTAATAATCGCACCTGTTCAACTTCTTTTTGACCATAATCGCCATCTTCTTCTGTGACCCGTTCCAAAAGTCTTAATTGTGTTAGTTTTTGTTTTCCGTCAATAAGTTCTGTTCGCCAACCGAGAATTTCACGCGGGCTGTATGTAATCCAATAAGGCCGACCAGTTCCGCCTGTCGGTGCATCGACCAGAACCCCGACATGACCGTATCTCAACATTATTTTTGCTGTCTCATATGTCCAACTTGTGAGATCGTTTCCTTGGAGGTCAACATCGAATAAATCTTCAGTAACCCGTTCTGAAACCTCATTTAATCGAACAGGTTTGCGCGTAAGCATACCCGCAAGTAATCTTTCGATTCTGACGTATAAAGGCGCAAGAACTGAAGTCGCAAGTCTGTTGTCGTAACTCTCGTCCTGTTCGCGCGGCATTTGCGGCAAATACTTCCGATGCCTTTTTCTTATCCCATAAGTTCCTGTTATCAAATCTTCAATCAATATCCAGTTCGGCTCCATATTTACATAAGCGTTGCTAGGGTCTTGCACCTCAACAGCTTTACTTGATCTTGTCCTGTCGTAGTGGTTGAAAGAAGAATACACGGCTTAATTCCTAGCTTAATTTAATAGTAATACACTTTTTAATATATTCTAATCCCTGTTTTGCGCCCTGCCCCCAAATGTAAGGGATTGAAGCAACGCCAACAAAGGTATCGAACACAATCTGAAAAATGATCTAATCCTGTTTTTTCTGGTTCGCCCGCTTCCGTGTAACTCTGAAGTTCAAGCGATTCAATGACATTCTTACAGCGCGGATGAACAAAAAGACTAACTTCTTCTTTACCATTGCATAAAAGGCGCTGAACATTATTAACGCTGTCTTTAATGGATGGATTAGACGCCCCCGATTGATTGGATATTCCATAACTTTCGAGAATTTGGATGTCGGTTTTCGTAGCGTTTGTCGATCTTGCTCCGCCTGACGAATCAGGATAGCCGTAAAGTCTGTTGTGAACAAACCTTGATTTGATTTCTTTTGCCAATTGGTCGGTGTCATGTGCGCGTATCTCGTCAAAAATATAAAGTTTGTTATCTCTAATCACGGCGCAAACGCAAGACATCTTGCCAATATTAAAGTCGATTCCCAAGCGAATAATTTCGTCTGAATAATTTGGAATGTCTTTTGTTATATGTTTTTCTCTATCGAAGCGATCAAAAACTGCGCCTGTGGTAAGCGATATGAACTGCCCTTCAAGGTACGCCTTGAGAAGATTAGGGTCATAGTTCATTTTCATTCTATCAATAAAATCTGCGGGCAAATGTGGATTGTCTGTTGTTTTCATTCTTATTAACTTTCTGTCATTTTTTTCTTTTGCTTCATCACTTCCGAAAGTTTCCCAAAACCAACGATAACCTTCAGGTGTGGACGCCGCCGCGAACTGACGAACATTCCCTGCGCGAAGACGTCCAAGGATTTTCGGGAAAGCGCGATCACAAATCGGTTTTGCAACTGTATCTATTTCATCTGCCAATATAAAAGCGGCGTTGATACCAATTATTCTTTGCCATGACTCGAAACTTCTACACATTATGCGCGTATCTCCCTTGGGTAGATGCAAAACAAAATCAGGCAACGGCGAACTTCTGAATGTGTAAGGAATCTCGTAATTCAACAAAAATTCCTCAAATTCTGTTACAAAGAGATCACGAACTAAAGGCTGTGTCGGCTCTAGTACAATCCCCGTGAAGCCTTGATTTAATAATGACAGGTGTAAACACTTTGCCAGTAAAGATCGCGTTTTACCTGACCCATAGCCCGCGCATAAACCCAATATTTCTGTTTCTGTGTCATTTACAAACGATAGTTGCCCCGTATGAAGATCAGATAATACACGCTCTAATATTATCTCTGTATCTTTTTCATCAGGAGGACTTAAAAAGTCGAGGAGGGGTTGTTTTTCGCAGACATCAGAAATAAGGCTCATGCTGACATATCAAAACGTAATAATTTTGCTTGCATTTCAACAGCGCGTATTGCGGTCTGTAATTGATTTTCCATTGATGCGCGGCGTTCATAATCTGCAAGTCTAGCGATTGCCCCTACAAGCCATTGCGGGCGCTCTAGCTGTGCATCCTGTTCTTGTAGTATGCGAGCGCGTGATAAATATTCTTCTGTTTGACGTAAGCTAACCGAATAATTCTCCGCGCAGTATCGAGCAATCTGCGTTTTTGAATTTCCGAGCAAAAGTAGGTCGTATATTTTGTTAATACGCTGATCTATTTCGATATTAGTTGCCTTTTTAGCCATGCCCTTAATATATAACATGAATTATAGGGTTGACATTACATTTTAATTTTATTATAATTAAATTGTTATCAAACAAACTAAACCAATGACAAATTTCTTTATGGTTATGTGCGCGACAGGAATCTTTTATTTGGGATTCGATGGGGCGTTGACCGATATGACCCGTAACGATTGTGCGGCGGGTATTCAAGCGGCTTGCGAGGTTTTAAGATGAACTATCAATTTGATGGGCATACGCATAAAGACATTTTAAATAATGTTTTAAATGACGAATATCTTACAGCCATGTGTGTGGAAGATTATATAAGTTCAATGAATGAAGAAGAACTTAATAATTGGATAAAAACATTTATTAATAAAGAAAAAATATGAGATTAGACAGATCAAAACTTTTTGAATGGTTGCTTGATAACGAATGTCCTTATGATTGGGATGTTGATGAAAAATCAAGCAATGATGAAACTGTAACCCTTATTTTTTCGGAGGATACATGAAAGATCAGGAACAACTGAAATCACTTAATCAATTACTTTCATTGGTTATTGGTGGACGTATTGCAAGACAAACTGAGCATTTGAAAAGCGCCCCCATAAATCGTATTAATCACGCGCAAAAGATTATTGCAGATGGAGAACTACAGGAAGCAACGCGCGACTTGCAAGATGGTTATGAAAACGCATCAAAAAGACTTTCACAAGTAGAACGCAAGATTGACTCTTTGAAGAGTTTAAAAGTACTTGCAGAAATGGTTGAAGAAAATGTAAGGGATGCGGCGCTTGCGGCTGTCCGCAAAGGTGCAAATTCTGATGGGTTTATGTTTGATGAATATAACGAATGGGAGGGTAAATATAAATGAAAATCAAAGCTATTGTTTATCAAAACAAACCAAAAAGAATACACGGTTCTTGTGAAGGAATAGATTTACGGCTGATACAACATGATTACATATATGAAGAAAAGGAGAAAAAAAAATGAAAAGATATAGATTTTCAAGCGGGGATGAAGAAACATCGCGCAGGGCTGAACAACAGTTTTTACGCATTACACAAAACATGACCGATGAACAACGCGAAGCCGTTCTTGATTGTTTAATAAAAATGCAGAAAAAATTATTTTTTCAAGAGTCGTGGCTGATGAAAAAGTTTTCAGGAAAAGAACAGGCGCAGATATTGGCGCAATATACAAGAGAAGAACAGTTGATTATGCTTGCGAGGTTCGATCTTGAATTACAACATTGGAAAGATAAAAAAAGAAATAGTTGACAATATTATTTAATTATAATATAATTAAGTTGTAAGCAAACCAATCAAACAAATGTTATTCCAAAAAACAATCACAACTCACGAATACATAATGGATAATCGCGAGGTTAACTGGTATTTTGAGCATCAAGACGACAACGATTTTGGATATTTAGTTGTTATCACAAATGGTCGTATTGATTATGAATTGAAACTTGAAAAGGCTGAATTATTTGAAAAATTAGAAAAATTACAAGAAATACTTCCTGAGTGTTGGCAAGGTTGGAATGGAGACAACTTCAATCACAATTATAATTACATGACTCCTGAAGACTTCGCTGAAACAATGTATGAGGAGGTTGCATAGTTATGGATAGTTTTTTACACAATCATCAAGCCGCGCTTGATAGCCAAAGAGAAGCGCAAGCGATACGCGATATTTTTGGCGATGAAGATGACAAGTATTTTAATCACGAATACGATTTAGAAGACGATGACATTTTCAATGATTGAAACGCCTTCTTTACTTTCGCCGTGTGGCTCTTATCAGGTTGACTTTTTCCCAATAAAAGGTCGATCTGATCTTTTTCTAAGATGTGGTGTTTTTGAGGGTTTAGTTGAATTTCAGGAATGTGTATCGCATACCGAAATGTTTCGCGAAGTAGAAAGCAAAAGATTTAGGAAATTTAGAACGATAGGGCAAAATAAAATCCCGCAAGAAATATCAATCTAAGGGGCGTAATGTGTGTTGCGCGTGTTCTGATCTTCTACTGTCATCCCATAAGACTTTGTAATAATAATGAACTGACCCTGCGCTGTTTGTTTTTGTAAATACTTCTGTTATTTTGCCGTTGCGATAGCGTGGGGGGATTGCTGACGATGTATAAGAAATTTTTTTAACTGATTGCCCGATTGCATATTTTTGCCCGACTAGAATTGCCATAAGAGTTTGTTTTTGTAGTTTTTTTATTTTACCAAATTAGTCAAATCAACTTGTTGACATACTTAATTAATTCTATTATAATAGGAATGTAAACAAAACAAATCAAACAAAATGAGATTCAAAGACGGCGAAAAAATCCACGTTACCAAGGAAACAAGAATTGATCTTCCTGATGGTAGACAACAAATAACATTTGAAT